GTTTCCCAGTCACGATCTGGAGGTGGGCGAAAAGGCTGTGCGACAATTAGTTAAGGTAGCTAAAGAAGATATCATCAAGTTTGATAAGGACGATGAGTTGGCTGCGGATAGATTAAAGAACGCAGCGGCTACCAAGAAGCTTTGCATCATGGATGCTTTTGAGATATTAAAAAGAATAGAAGAAGAGAAAGCTCTTTTAGATGGGGCTCCTTTAGAAAATAAAACACATACCCCGAAAGGATTTGCCGAGTCAAGATCAAAATAGTTTATATAGGGTAGTAGAAAAAGCTATGCCTAAACATGTGGTGGTAAATAAAAACCGTGCCCGCACATGGGCCTATGGCTATGACCCAAAATATGACCTCGTGGTTATATCTAAGACGGGCCAGATAGGAGAGGTGTATGAAATAAATGGTCTAAGGGTGGCTTTACCTAAAGCTCCTAAAGAAGTTTATTCTCGTTCTAAGAAAAAAGAAGAGCAATACTGGGAGCCTTTTGAATATAGCAAAGACCTGAAGCGTATTAAATCTATCTTCCAATGGCACTCTACCCCAAATACTTTTAAGTCTAAGTGGGTGGAATATATAGAGTCGGAGTTCGATAGGCGTGAGGAAGGGTTCTGGTTTTTAAACAACGGGACCCCTACATATATAACGGGAACGCATTATATGTACCTCCAATGGACGAAGATAGATGTGGGGCATCCTGATTTCCGGGAGGCTAATAGAATTTTTTATATCTTTTGGGAAGCATGTAAAGCAGATAAGCGTAGCTTTGGGATGTGTTACTTGAAGATACGTCGTTCTGGATTTTCTTTTATGAGCTCCAGCGAAGGCGTAAACCAAGCCACTATAACTAAAGACTCACGGATAGGAATACTTTCCAAAACAGGATCAGATGCTAAAAAAATGTTTACCGATAAGGTGGTACCTATATCTAACAACTATCCCTTCTTCTTTAAACCGATACAGGATGGAATGGATAAGCCTAAGACAGAACTTGCTTATCGTGTTCCTGCTTCGAAGATTACAAAGAAAAACATGTATGAGGTCGAAGAGGAAGAGCTGGAGGGACTGGATACAACTATAGACTGGAAGAATACGGGAGACAATAGTTATGACGGAGAGAAGCTACAGCTGCTCCTGCATGATGAGAGTGGTAAATGGGATAAGCCAGATAATATCTTAAACAACTGGCGTGTAACAAAAACGTGTCTTCGTTTGGGAAGTAAGGTTATAGGTAAGTGTATGATGGGCTCTACCTCTAACGCTTTAGATAAAGGTGGAAGAAACTTTAAAGCTTTATATGAAGACTCCTTCCCTTCCAAGCGCAACTCCAACGGTCAGACAAAAAGCGGAATGTATTGCTTATTCGTTCCTATGGAATGGAATATGGAAGGGTTTATAGATATGTATGGCATGCCTGTATTACGCACTCCGCCTAAACCTATAGTGGGGATTGATGGAGAGGATATAAATATAGGGGCTATAGACTACTGGGAGAACGAGGTGTCGTCACTTTCTCAAGACGCGGATGCGCTAAATGAGTTCTACAGACAGTTCCCGCGTAGCGAGTCTCACGCGTTCCGAGATGAAAGCAAGCAATCTATTTTTAATCTAACTAAAATATATCAGCAGATAGATTACAACGACTCCTTAATTATGGACCACCACCTTACGCAGGGTTCTTTCCGTTGGAAGGATGGTATAAAAGACTCTACGGTGATATGGTCTCCTGATAAGCGCGGTAGATTTTTAGTGGGATGGACTCCGCCTCCTCATATGCAAAACAGGGTGGAGGTACGTAATGGTAGAAAATATCCAGGCAACGAACACTTAGGTTCTTTCGGATGTGACTCTTATGATATATCTGGGGTCGTAGTAGGTAAGGGGTCGAATGGATCTTTGCATGGCCTTACGAAGTTTAATATGGATGAAGCTCCAAGCAACGAGTTCTTCTTAGAATATATAGCCCGTCCACAAACGGCAGAGATATTTTTTGAGGAAGTGCTTATGGCTTTAGTCTTTTATGGTATGCCTATCCTGTGTGAGAATAACAAACCGCGTCTCTTATATCATTTAAAAAACAGAGGGTACAGAGGGTTTTCTTTAAACAGACCTGATAAAATATACACCAAGCTTTCGCGTACAGAGAAAGAACTTGGCGGCATACCGAACACCTCCGAGGATGTAAAGCAATCTCACGCAGCCGCTATAGAGTCCTATATAGAAAAGCATGTGGGGATGGATATGGCGGGGGAATACCGAACTCAAGAGGACATGGGAACTATGTATTTTCGTCGTACCTTAGAGGATTGGGCGAAGTTCGATATAACCAACAGAACTAAGTTTGACGCCTCTATAAGTAGTGGTTTAGCTATTATGGCTAACCAAAAGCATTTATACACCCCTGCTACAAAGAAATCAAAAATAAGCATTAACTTTGCAAAGTATAATAATAGTAGTACAACAAGTCAATTAATTAGATGAAGGGACTCCAGATAGATATTAAGTCTGCTACCTTCCCGAACCAGTTTGTTTCTGACTCTGAGAAAGCAACAAAAGAATTTGGGTTGCAGGTCGGACAAGCTATTCAATATGAATGGTTCAGGAGGGATGGATTATCCTGTAGGTTTTATAGTCAGTTCCAAGAGTTTCATAAGCTAAGACTTTATGCTCGCGGAGAACAATCTGTGGCTAAGTATAAAAACGAGTTGGCTATAGATGGAGATTTATCTTACCTTAATTTAGACTGGACCCCTGTACCTATTATACCTAAGTTTGTAGACATCGTAGTAAACGGTATGTCCGATAGGCTGTTCGATGTGAAGTGCTATGCTCAAGACGCTCTGTCTGCAGAGAAGCGTAACGAGTTTCAAAATTTAGTTCAAGGCGATATGATCGCTAAGAAGCTATTTATGCAGATAAGAAAAGATTTCGATGTAGATCCCTTTACGGTAGATCCGGGACAGCTTCCTGAGAACGACCAAGAGATGGAGCTATATATGCAACTTAACTACAAGCCTTCTGTAGAGATAGCTAATGAAGTTGCTATAAACACTATGCTTGAAGAGAGTCATTACAATGACACCCGCAAAAGAGTAGACTATGATATAACTACTTTAGGGCTCGGTATAGCAAAGCATGTTTTCCAAGAGGGAGACGGGGTAAGGGTAGAGTATGTAGACCCAGCCAATGTGGTGTATAGCTATACCGAAGATCCGTACTTTAAAGACTGCTTCTATTGGGGAGAGCTTAAGACAATTCCTATTACAGAAGTTTTAAAGATCAACCCCGATCTTACTGAAAAAGATTTAGAAGAGATTTCTCAGTACAGCCAATCGTGGTACGACTACTATAACGTAGCCGCTATGTATGAGAACAGTATGTTTGCTCGAGACACATGTACTCTCCTATACTTTAATTACAAGACTACAAATAGTTTTGTATATAAGAAAAAGGAGATGAGTGACGGTAGTTTTAAAACTGTAGAGAAAGACGATCAGTTTAATCCTCCCGAGGAGATGATGGAAGAGGGGAAGTTTGAAAGGGTAGAGAAGCGTATTGATGTATGGTATGAGGGCGTTATGGTTATGGGAACTAACATTATCCTTAAGTGGGATATGATGAAGAATATGGTTAGACCTAACTCAGCAAATCAGTTTGCTATGTCTAACTATGTAGCCTGCGCTCCACGTATGTACAAAGGTGTATTAGAATCTTTGGTCCGTAGGATGATTCCTTTCGCCGACCTTATTCAAATGAGTCACCTTAAAATCCAGCAGGTAGTAGCCCGCGTAGTTCCTGACGGAGTATTTATAGACGCGGATGGTTTGAACGAGGTGGACTTAGGAACGGGAAATGCGTATAACCCTGAAGATGCTTTACGCCTTTACTTCCAAACGGGTAGTGTAATAGGTAGAAGCTATACTCAGGATGGAGAGTTTAATAACGCTAAGGTTCCTATTACTCAACTAACCTCTAATAGCGGAGCTTCTAAGATGCAGATGCTTATAGGAAACTATAACCACTATTTAGATATGATCCGCGCGGTAACGGGACTTAACGAAGCGAGAGATGGAAGCACACCTGACCCTAACTCTTTAGTAGGGGTGCAGAAATTAGCTGCTTTAAATTCCAATACCGCTACGCGTCATATCCTTCAAGCCAGCCTATTTATTACAAAGACTTTAGCGGAGGCTTTATCTCTTCGTGCGGCAGACGTTTTAGAGTATGCGGAGTTCCGTGATGAGTTTGCTATGCAGATAGGGAAATACAACCTTGGTATCTTAGAGGAGATTAAGAACTTATACATCTATGACTTTGGGATCTTTATTGAGATGTCTCCTGACGAAGAGCAGAAGGCACAGCTTGAAGCTAATATACAGATGGCTCTTTCTCAAAAAGATATAAGCTTAGAAGACGCTATAGATATTAGGCAGATAAGAAATTTAAAGCTCGCTAACCAATTACTTAAAGTTAAGCGTAAGCAGAAGCAAGAGCAGATGCAGCAGATGGAAGCTCAGAAGCAACAGATGCAAGCTCAAGTTAACCAGCAGTCACAACAGATGGCGGCACAGGCGGCTATGCAAAAGCAGCAGATGGAGACGCAAGCTAAGATGCAGCTACAACAAGCGGAAGCGGCTATGTCTATAGAGAAGATGAAGAATGAAGCGGCCCTTAAGCAACAGCTTATGGCGGTAGAGTTCCAATATCAGATGCAGCTTAAAGGCGTAGAGCAGTCACAGATAGACGCCCGAGAAGAATCTCGTGAGGTAGGTAAGTCTGAGCGTATAAGCCAAGCGAATACGGAGCAGTCTAAATTGATACAGCAGCGCAAGAATAATACTGCGCCTATCAACTTTGAATCGAATGAAGATAGCTTAGATGGGTTTGACTTTTCGGAGTTCAACCCACGCTAAAGTTATTAGGAATATATACACTAACTTTGTAAAAATTAAATCAAATGGATAACGAAAAATTTGTTGTTAAAGAAGTTTCGGAAGTAGAACAAAAGTCTAAAGCACAAGTTGAAGAGGAACTACTTCAAAAACATGAGGAGCAATTTACCGCTACTGAAAGTGTTGAAGGTGTGGAAAAGGTGGACACCACTGCAGAGGCAGAAGGTGCGCAGCCAGAGCCAGAGACACAGGAAGGAGTTGGATTAAAAGACGAAGACGTTCTTGAGTATATCAAGAGCAGATACGATAAAGAAATAAACTCTGTAGATGAGTTGTTTGCCCAGACAGAAGCAAACGAGGAATTACCAGAGGATGTTTCAGCGTTCTTTAAGTATAAAAAAGAAACCGGTAGAGGATTCGATGACTACGTAAAACTGCAAAAGAATTACGAAGACATGGATGGAGATGCCGTAATAGCTAACTACTATTCTCAAACCGAGGAAGGGTTGGATGAAATCGATATTCAAGATATCATAGAAGATAAGTTTGGATACGACGAAGACCTGGATGAGGAAAAGGATATTAAGAAGAAAAAGTTAGCGCATAAAAGAGAACTTGTAAAAGCGAAGAAATTTTTCAAGGAGCAACAAGAACAGTACAAGATCCCTCTTGAGTCAAGTGGGGGTTTCAGTTCGGAGGAGCAAACGGAAGAGTTTAATCGCTATAAGAGTTATGTTGAGGAATCAACTACTCGAGAGGAGCAAATGAAAAAGAGGTACGACTGGTTTGTCGACAAGAGCAATGAGGTGCTCAACGATGATTTTAAAGGTTTTAATTTCAACGTAAACGAGAAGCAGTATACCTTTAAACCAGGCGATGGTAAAGAGTTGTTCAATAAGCAGAAGGATGTAAATAATTTTGTAAAACCTTATTTAGATGCTGACAGCGGGATGATGAAAGACGCAGAGGGATACCACAGAGCTATGTCTATAGCTATGAATCCTGATAAGTTCGCCCAGTTTTTTTATGAGCAAGGTAAAGCAGAAGCCATAGATGATGTATCTAAAAAATCAAAGAACATCGATATGGTTCGCCAAGCCCCTCAATCGTTTAACAAGAATGGTCTTAAGATCAGACAGGTTGGCGATACTTCGAGTGGAAAAGGACTCAGAATTAAAAGTATAAAAAAAGTTTAAAAATTAAAAACAAGAAAAAATGGCTGTAAATGCAACGCCAGGGTTTAACTTAATTCCTTCAGCGGAACGAGTAGCTCTGTCATCAAACTATATTACTAACTTCGATTTCCTCAATCAGTATCTTCCTGATACTTACGAGAAGGAATTTGAGCGTTACGGTAATAGATCTATCTCTTCATTCCTAAGAATGGTGGGAGCGGAAATGCCTTCTAACTCTGACATGATTAAATGGGCAGAGCAAGGAAGACTACATATTAAATACACTCAGTGTACATCTGGCTCAGCGGCTGGAGCAGGAACGACCTTTGCAACATGGACTGTTGCTGACGATCTTACTCCAACTATCCCAGGCGGAACTACTACTGCGGGACAAGGAGGGATTGCAATTAGAGATGGTCAAACGATTATGATCTCTGATAACACTGCTGGTTCTAACTTAACTAACAAAGCGGTGGTTTCAGGCACCAACTATGCTGCTGGTACTTTTGTAGCTAACTACTACGAAGCTGGCGGACAAGCGATGGGTGCTGCAACTAACTGCACTATCTTCATCTACGGTTCTGAGTTTGCTAAAGGAACTCCTGGAATGGTTGAATCTTTAGAGTCTGATGACTTTATCTTCGACAACAAGCCAATTATCATTAAGGACAAGTACCAAGTTTCTGGTTCTGATATGGCTCAAATCGGATGGATCGAGATTACTTCTGAAGATGGAGCTAACGGATACCTATGGTACCTAAAGTCAGAGCACGACACAAGACTTCGTTTTGAAGACTACTTGGAGACTGCTATGGTAGAGGCTGTACCTGCGGATACGGGTTCTGGAGCCGCTACATTATTAGGTGCTCCAGCAGCGGCTAATACAGGTGCGGGATCTGAAGGTGTATTCTACTCAGTGGGTCAAAGAGGAAACGTATACGGCGGGGGTAACCCAGTTGCGTTAGCTGATTTTGATGCTATTATCCAGAGATTGGATAAGCAGGGTTCTATTGAGGAGAATGTTCTTTTCCTAAACCGTCAGTTCTCTTTCGATATGGACGATATGTTGGCTTCTCAAAACTCTTACGGAGCGGGTGGTACTTCATACGGACTCTTCGATAACGATGAGGATATGGCTCTAAACTTAGGTTTCACTGGCTTCCGTAGAGGATATGACTTCTACAAGTCTGACTGGAAATACCTTAACGATGCTACTATGAGAGGTGGTTTAGTAGGTGGCGCTATCAACGGACTATTAGTCCCTGCTGGTTCTACTACTGTATATGACCAAATCTTAGGTAAGAACGCTAAGCGTCCATTCCTACACGTTAGATACAGAGCTTCAGAAACTGAAGATAGAAGATACAAGACTTGGATCACTGGTTCTGCTGGTGGTGCGCAAACATCTTCTTTGGATGCTATGGAGGTTAACTTCTTGAGTGAGAGATGTGTATGTACTTTAGGTGCAAACAACTTCTTCTTATTCCAGAACGCATAACATAAAATAATGGAACTGTGATCGTGACTGGGAAAC